ATAAAAGTTTATTTTAACCCAGGAGGCGCATGACCCCCCAAAATATAGTGATTGGTAGGTCAGGAGAGTTTCTAGCGGCAAGTTACTTGTCTAGGGTTTTTGACGATATTTACTTTGCAGAGCCAAGCAGTAGATTTGATTTTTTGGTAGTTAAGGATCATATAAATTATAAAATACAGGTCAAAACAACAAATGCTACATTCTTAAAGAGAAAAGATCTTTGGTGTCGTTGGGATTTAGCTAAAAAACAAACAAACAAAGTACAAAAAAGACTTTATGCTTCAGATGAAGTTGATATATTTGCCTTCGTAGCACTAATGATAGATAAAGTTGTTTTTGTTCCGAATAGGAATTTGACAAAAACTTTTCAGAAAAAGGTAGAATACTTAGAGCAAGTAGATATTTTGAGGAGTTTAAATCAATCTTTAGAGCAACTTTTATTGGAAACAAATGACACTACAAAGACAAGACTTCAGACCAGGTATAAATAGAGAAGGAACCGCATATGATAATGAAGGGGGATGGTTTGATTGTAATTTAGTAAGGTTTCGTATGGGTCGGCCAGAGAAGTTTGGCGGCTGGTCAAAAATAATAAATACAGCATATGAAGGAACTGCTAGAGCTTTGCATAATTGGATATCTCTTGCTGGTACAAAGTTTTTAGGCATAGGTACACATTTCAAATATTATGTAGTAGAAAACAACGCAAGTTTTTCAGATATAACACCAATAAGAAAAACCAGTACAAATAGCATAACTTTTTCTGCTACGAATGGTTCATCTGAATTGACCGTATCAGATACGGGTCATGGTGCAGTACAAAATGATTTTGTCAGTATCGAAGGAGCAGTCACATTAGGTGGTAACATAACTGCAGCTGTTTTAAATCAAGA